TTTCATAGCCAGATCAAGCATTATATAAGACTTACCTAGCCCACCTATTGCTGCAATGAGTCCTGGTATACCTCTTGGCAGTATGTTTTCTATAAGCCATTCTTGTTCTGGTGCTTCGCCAATAAATCTTTTAACGCCCCAATCAGCTATGACGAGGGGGGATTTTGTTTGGGCAGACTGACTTCCCCCCTCTCTATCCGTTGCACTAGGGGAGGAATAGCCATTTGGCAACGAATCTTCTGATCCAGGAACAACATTATGCAGTATCTTTAACTGGTCATTCTTGGCACGTTTTAGCTGATATTTGCATTTATAAGTAAAAAGATCCAAACCTCGACCATCTTGATCTAAGTTATCTCCTCTTGCTTTTGCTCTCATTTCGTATGTTGGATACGCTTCATCTACTAATTCTTGTAATGTAGGCAGATTGCCTTTTGTTGCGTACCATGTTCTTATAGATCCCAGTATAACAGTAACCATATAAGATTCTCGACCATCAACCAAATCGCCCCATCTATCTTTTACAGCACCATTGAGTCCATTTCCAGTTCCATTCGTTTGGAAATGACTTTCACTAGATAAATCTGCAAGCCAATTTGGACTTGTATGTACTACAGTTTCTTGCTCTACAAGATTATATGTGCCACCAGATTTGTGAATACTTGGTGCAACGACAACAAATCCACCCTCGCCCCTAGTATCTATACCAGATCCAAGAGTGTTTGCACCAGTATGTATTTGATGGTTTTCTGGAGCTTGAAAGAAATAATGCCTACCTCCAGATCCAGTAATTTGTTCTAATGTTTCTGGTAAATCATCATTATTTAACTGCAAAGTATTAAGGCTATCGTCCCCATCTTTACCATCGCCAACGTCTACATCAACAACAAAAATATTATTGCTGACTTTACCAGTAACGACTCCAATATTATATTTCTCAAACCGACCTTTGAACCACATATCCAAAGTGTGTTCATCAGCTTTCTTATCTTGATATATTTTCCATTTTGTATGCGCTGGATGCTTACCTGGACTTGGACACGCTTTGCCCATAGAACAGCTACAGCTTCCATCTTCTTTAACATAGTGTACTGGGATGACACTAAAACCCTTATCTGCCCAGTATTTTGCCCATTGCGATTTTGTTTTTTCTATCATTTTCTGCCCTCAAAAAAAGAGGAGGAGGTAAGGATTAAAACCTCCTCCCTAGTAACCACTTAGATTTCGTCAAAATTAACGTCATCAGATTTAGTGGTACTCGCTACTGGAGCAGACTCAGTAGCGTGTTCGACAGTAGGCATAACCTTTTGATTTTCTTGTGGCATTGGTTCATCAATTTCAATAGGACTATTGTTCATTCCCATGAATTTATATGTTGGTATTCTGCTACTACCCCTACCTATTTTAACTCTTGTTGCGCCAGTAATTTGTATAACGGCTGCTTTTCCGTCTTCAAAACTGTCTTCCAGTTCATCATATATTTTTTTAACAAATTCAAGCATACCTACTTGGCTAGAATTAAATTCTCTTTGTGGTTCATCTTCGCCAAAAACCTTCTTGCTATACATAAATACAGAAAAACCTTGTTTATGTGCTTCAGATGGTTTTGGAGCAGAGGACGCATCATTATTTTCCCAAATGACCCAATCTCTTCCACCCTGTAACTTCAACCAGCCCATTTGTATATTAGCAATATCAATATATATTGGATTTGACATAATAGCGTCTGTAACGTCCCTAGGTTCTCCCTCTGGCGTTGACATAAGCCACATATTATCTTCTATCGAATATCGGACAAAAGCATTTCCAGATGATGTGTTTAAAATTTGTAATGGCATAATTTAAATCTCCTTTGATTTATTATATCGCCACAACTTCTTTCGGTGAGTGGCGAACACCGAGCCGAGGAGTTCAGCTGAATATCGTGCCTTGATGAATTTCTTAGCACGAGTTCTGAAATAGTCCGGATCAAAGCCAGAAAGACCACAGACAGTTTCAAAATCTTTTCTATTTTCGAATATCCATTTAATAGCTTCTTTTGCATGATTTGCTCTTGTGACGTTTGGATTCTCCAGGTTTGTTGAGTCAACAAGTGCTTGAAAAAGTACGTTCCACCAAAGAGTAGAGTGAGTGCATCGTGTTTCTTGATCGACTTCTGTTCCAAGTATAGCTCTCCTAGCCGTAAAATTTCGTTGCAATTTCTTGGGCATCGTTCCAATAAAAGCTATCTGGATCATAAGGAAGAGCTGCAATAAGATCTTGTGCATTACTGGATAGACGTAGAAACTTCTCCATTTGACATACAGTTTGTTTAAAGCTTTCCAAATAGTAAGAAGAATCATCCAGATCTAACCACAACCAAGGATCTTTTTGTCTTGATAAAACATATAGAAATTTAACTTCTGGCACTGTTCCAGTTGTTGATGCTATTGCTCTTTGGTAGACAGATGCTTGGATTCCATGCGCCAAAGACCAACCTCTAGGAGCATTTTTAGACGTTTTTAAATCAACAATAAGATTTAAATCTGGGTAATAGAAATCTAAGTATCCCAGGCAATCTATAGTCCCATCGTTACCTTTAGCAAATCGAACTGGTATTTTTATCTGATGCTGTCTGCTACCCTCTGGTGGATCTGATGGAACGCCTAAAGGTCTAAGCTGTTCAATTCCAGCTTGTACCATGCGTGTGATTATTGGTGTGCGTTTTTCACGTTCTTCAGCAACGTCTTTCATAAGCATCGTGTTCTTTTTAAAGTAATTTAAAGCTACTCTTACACAATCATCTATCTTTACATCCTTGTTAAACACACCAAACTCAACTCCTAGTTCTACAGCAGAGCCTTGAATAAGTGGATAGGATGCTGGGAATCTAACATTACCTAGCTTTTCACAAGCCCATGCGCTTGGTGCGCTTCTAAATTTAGCCACTTGTGAAGCACTTACATTCTTTAATTTATGTAACTTAAATCCGTTCATTTAATTATCATATGTTATCAGCAAAAGAAAAACCATAGTATGCTATTAAATAAGCATCACTTCTGCCATTGTCTTTCTTTCTTGCAAAGAATTGGGAGTAATTAGGGGCAAGTTGACACGCTCTTTCCCTCGATCCGTCCTTGCCTTTAGGCATAGAAACTTTTCTCTGCCATTCTAATGGATTAACAGTATTGATAGGGTACTCCAGACCAGCAAGAACACCTAAAACTATTCCGTACCCCTTGCCGAAATTAAACATTGATGTTACGCCTTGACCTGGCATAGCCCCTACTCTTTCTATGTACGCTGGGGATTGATGCTGTTTTAAGATCTGAGCAACAAGGTTAGGAGATACAGTTTTCTTTCCACGAACCTCCATTATAGGCATATCATGTATATCGATCTCGCCCTCTTGTGGATTGAAATGCACTAATGCACCATTTATCCCAGGATCTATACCCCAGACGCTCATTTTTCTTGCTCGATTTCTACAATGTAGTCATAAATATCGAATCTTTGACCACGTTCTTTGGCTATAAGAGCCAATCTAGCAAAGTGAAATAGAGGAATACGCTTTGCTCTACGCCATTTATCTACTGCATCTCTGGTAATTGTGACTCCATGATCTCTTAATAAACGTGCAGTTTGCGTCATTCCACCAAAATCATAGACAACTTTTTTTGCATTTATTTCAATATTCATAAAATTACCTTATTTGTTATTCTTCTAATATACACATCAGAAATATTTTAACCAGTAAAAAACTCCGTACTGCTAAAAAAACTGGAGTCTATTGGTAAGCAGACAAATATTATGGATAAAAGAACTGCCATAGATTGTAATACAATTCTATGATAGCTAACGGATCATTTAGAAACCAGCATATGTAAACAATTAAAAAGCTTAGTTTTAGTACTTGTTTATCTGTTATTTTTCTTTTTGCTTTTGTTTTTTATTATTAAAACTATCGATTGAAATGATTTCTGTTTTGATATTTTCTTTAATTACTTTCATTATTCTAGCAATTTCTTCTTTTGTGTAACGAAGATGTTTCTTTTTATGTGTTACTTTTTCGCCCAATTTTCTTTCTTTTGTTTTCTTCCTGGATAATATCTTTCTCCGTAAGCCAAGTTAATAGCTTCTCTAATTAGAAAATGTTTTACTTCTGGACTAGAAGCATACATGGAGAAAGCTCCAGCAGCCGTTCCACCTATCGGACCCAGCCCAGGCATTGCCGTCAATATAGATATTCCAGTAGTTGCAAAGATATCATAGAATCCACGAAGAGCCTGGTATTCGGCAGCAACAGTACTTTCTGAATTTTTAGCGTACAAACCTAAAATTCTTTGCGCTGCTCTTGCATAATAAGATAACGTA